CCGTTCTTGAAATGGAGATGTTGAGAAATCTACAAGAGCGTTACAACCATCTGACGCCAGTTCAGCTAAAATTGGCAATTCTCACAACTGTGATGGCATGCATTCTCTTTGGTGCACAGGGATTAATTGTCCCGTGTATGGTACTTTATATGGTTGGCACTATTGGGTTGGATAGGGAAACATTGGCTTGGTTCACTAAAATAAAGTCTGCTTATAGCAGTGAACTAACCTCTATGGAACCTTTTGAATGGGACAACACCAATGCAGTAGCCTCTGATAAGGCAGCCGTGAAATTCGCATTATTAGCCACTTCTAGAGTGGGTTGCCTGACACCATCTGTAGCTAACAGATTAGTGTATGAGACCACCCTTCTAAGACTTTTTGAGGAGCACAATGTGCGCTTCAATTTGCGGATGGATCTACTGGGTGGGGCCCTAGTGGCTTGCTTCATCCGGCCAAAGAGCTATGACCAAGCCCTCACTGTCATCCAGCACCTCAGTCTTGATACTGAGGATGCTGTAGCTTAGGGGTGCCGGGCCGATCTCCACGGTGTGGACACACATGATGTGTCCATACCAGAGGGTGTGGAGATGACGGTTACCGGTAACCCCTCCTCCATTATCCGTCCACGCAAGGGAGCCGTGTTCGGACCATTAGTATCCGATAAACGATACTTAATCCATAATTGTAGTCTCGTGAATACCAAGAGAGCAATTATTGAGAGAGTGTTTTGTGTTCGTGATACTAATGGTAATTTAGTGCCCCCACCACAACCTAAGCCAATGTTGTTTAAACGCCGGCTCGAACCTGAGTTTGTAAGTCTCACATCATGTCCCTTATTAAGACCCTTATCCCACCGCCAAACTCTTGGCCTGTGGTCTGGTTCTAAACGGGCTGTGTATGAGAGAGCTTATCAATCTTTGTTGGTTAGTCCATTGACCCGGTTCGATGCCAGCTTGAAAGCTTTTGTAAAATGTGAGAAGATTGATGCCTCTAAGAAAGACCCAGTGCCTAGGATTATACAACCTAGGAATGCAAGGTACAATCTATCTCTTGCTGCATTCATTAAACCACATGAACATAATTTCTACAAGCGTGTTGACCGAATGTTCGACGTTGATGGACTTGGAGACAAAACTATATTTAAGGGACTTAATGCAACCACCGCTGCTTCTAATTTCCTCCTCAAGGCAAGCAGGTTTTCCAAGCCTGTATTTGTCGGATTGGATGCTAGTCGGTTTGATCAGCATGTTTCCGCTACTGCACTCCGTTGGGAACATCAGATCTACTTAAAGAGTTTTGCTTATGGACATTCCGAACTTGCTAAATTGCTAGACTGGCAAGTCGGGAATATCGGACGTTCCTACCTCAAGGACGGGAAAATCAAGTATAAAGTGCAAGGGCACCGGATGTCAGGGGATATGAATACATCCCTTGGCAATTGTTTGTTGATGTCATCTATGTGCCATTCTTACCTGCGTACACATATGCAGGGAGGAAAATTTGCTCTTGCAAACAACGGGGATGATTGTTGCATCATTGTTGAAGAGCGAGACCTTGCTAAACTTAACGAACTTGAACCCTGGTTCCTTGAGATGGGATTTAACATAGTCAGAGAGAAACCTGTGTTTGACATCAGACAAGTTTCCTTTTGCCAAGTTAACGTCTTAACCTCTAAGTCTGTCAATATTTGTGTTCGAAACCCTAATGTTGTCGTATCAAAAGATCTCCACTCTGCTTTCCCCTTTACCCACAACAACGAGTATCTTCAATGGTTGTCAGCCTCCGGACAATGTGGATTAAACTCACATAGACGAGTGCCAGTCCTTGAGTCCTTTTATAGGGCTTTTCCTCAAGATGCTATTACACATGCTAAGATACAAGAGGAGCTTGACAACTGGTACAGGTACTCTATTGTTGGAGGAACAGAGGATGGAGAGATTGAGGATGAAATGCGACATTCATTTTGGTTAGCATTTGGTATCACGCCTGATAGTCAGATTGCCCTGGAGGAGATGTTTAAGAGGATGAAATTTGGTGACGCTGTTGGGACAGTAAACCACATTCCTTACGTCTCGTTACTCCAGGGTAACAATCTGACTAATTGTTAAAATGGTTAAAACAAAAGCGAACAGGAGGAAAGCTAATCCGCTCATGAGGCGGAGGCCAGGTATTCCACGACCTAGAGTGGCGTTTGACGGAACTAATATCTCGTCCACTTACTACAGAGGTGCATCAGCGACTGATGGTGGCTCTATTGGTCAATACTTGTTTGTTAGTGCTACTTCGGATGCCCTAGGTGCCGCCAGCCCTGTTGGTGGTATCCTGGATGCCTACTCAGAGTATAAGTTTAATAAACTTACCATTGAGTTCATCCCTAGTATCTCCCCGGCAAATGTCGATGCCGGGTCTCGTATTCACATTGCGTACTTGGACAATCCTGAAAAGATGCTCAATTGGGCAGCTTTTGCAGCTGACTCGTCTTCCCCTGGGAAGACGGCCATGTTGGCAGGAGTACGTGGTGCTAGAAACTGCAAAAGTTTCAATGCATGGGAAAGGTTTACTTACAACGTTCCATTGACTTGGCGTCGCAAAGTCTTTGATGTTGATAGGAGCAACCCTTCTGGTGACATTAATATATACGAGCGAGCAATACAAGGTATGGTCATTATAGCTATCGAGTCTGTCACCGAAGCTGTTGGTGTTGGGACATTTAGAGTTCAATCTACCGTCCACTTGCGTGGCCTGGACATCTCTATGACCTCCTAATAAAACAATGGATGTGGTAGTTATCCATTAAACACCCCTTGCCAGCTAGTCCCTGGAAAGGAGAGTAAGAAAGTGTAGGGCACATGGTACCGTAAGATGACTGGCATTAATTTGCTGGGGACACTTGCGAAGTGCGTTCGGGCTTGACCCCATGGCGGTGGTACAGTCTTATGGTGTTTGACTAACGACTATCAATGGAGTAAGGTCACTTAGTGTGGAAAGCTAAGTGAGGGCCCTGTACTCTAACCCTCTTAACTTACCAGAGAGTGATCTCTGGTGCCCATATACGAGCG